AACGCCAGTCGCATCCTTTCTCGGAAAAGCATCGCACAGCTACGAGACTGCCAGTCTCACCGCCGAACACCACATGGGTAAAGGTCGCGATGGCGTCTGGACAAACTCCGTTCATCACTGCCGATATCCTCTGCATACATCTCTTTTCGCAGATCGGTTAGCTTCCGGCTGAGCGGCACGGGCGCGTGCCGCCGAGACGAGAGCCGAACCGTGTGCAGCCAGAAGCCGCACACGGCGTAGTTGTCACTTTCAGAACGGGGCGTCGGCCATGACGTCTTTGTAAGCCGGATCGTCGGGCGTAATGACCCGCGCGACGACATTCTGCGAATCCTTCACGCCGATCGAAACTGAAAACACCAGACCGTTTAGGTCATTGTACGACTCGATCCGGCGGCTTTCGACGGCTTCAGGAGAGGTGTCATGGGGATGATATCCATGAGAAGCGTCCAGGATTTTCCGGATGCGCTCGCGGCCGATCGCAGCATAGCGATCGTCGTCTCCCTCCTCCTTCCCCTTGACACCGATGCGATCGTAGAAGACCTCCCCATCGAACTTGCCGCCCACTACGGTCAGCCGCAGCAGCAGATACAGTACGTTAGGGTTCGATTTGCTGCGGGTGAGAATGCCATCGGAGCCGGCATCTCCCCGCACGATTTCGCACCGCACCTTAGCCGTCGTGCCGGTCGGGATTACACGACCGCCGGCGTCATTAAAGTCTAACGTCATAGCACTCTCCGTTCTGTTGTCTGACTATTTATCGCGGCGCGACTGGCGGATCTTCTCCATCAGCTGACCGAGATGCGGTTCCTCGATGGTGTCGAGGCGGCCCGAACGGTCCTTTGCTGGATATCCGTACGGGTTAATTGTTGTGCAGATGAACGCGCGCTTGGGCTTGCCGTCGTCGCCCTTGACCTCGGCCATGGTGATGACCTGGTCGACGATCCCGGGCAACTCGAGGGCCGTCTTGCTCCCCTCCAACTGCAAGGCGAAAAACGGGCGGTTCAGTTCGTCGTGGCGCCGGTCGAGAATACCGACCAGCCATACATTCTTGTGGGGGACGTGCTGCAGGTGCGTCAGCCAAGTGATCATCTCCAGGCCGAGCAAACCATATGCGGCCCGCGTATCGGGTTTGCCGTTCGCCGTCATCGCCTGCGGCTGCGCCTTGCACCACTGCAGGCACAGCCGGGCTAGGACGGTGATCGAGTCGATGAAGATCGTGTCGTACTTGCCCAACACGCCCGGATCGCCGAACTCGGCGCAGACGCGCTTGTAGTGGTGGGCGCCATACGGATGGTCAGCCCGGACGGCCGGGTTGACGCCACCGATCCAGCACGTCACGTCCCGCGCGAGTTCCCAGTCGCGAACACGCAGTTCATCCCCGGGCCAGCCGGCAACCGAAAGGTCACCGGCCTCAACGTTGATGAAGAGCGTCTTCTCGGCAGGCAACGTCCGCAGGAGCGACGTTTTCCCGATCCCGGCGACGCCAGCGATGACACCCTTGATGCCGCGCTGATCGACTGCGCGGTCAACGCCCTGGACGATCCGCATGCGGGCAGGTTTCGACGAGGGCAGTGCTGCGCTGCCTCCGTCATTTGGCGCAGCGAACGCAGTCGTCCGCTCGTGGCAGAAGTACTGCCACGACTTGAAAGCCGTAGGACTCATATGTTCGGTTGACCACGGAATACCTTGCGCGAACGCGCGTGCTTTGATATCCGTAGTCATCTCCTCGTTATGCGGAGCGGTAACTCCGCGTGGTTGATTATCTGGGCCGTCGGGAAGGTTCCCGACGGCTCTTTGCGTTACGTGCCCTCCTTCATAAAGTTACGGGCCGCGTCGAGCGGGATGAGCCGACGGCTGCCTACCTTGATGCTGGGCAACGTGCCGGTGGAGATGGCCTTCCGCACGAAGCTCGCCGAAAGACCTGACCGCACACACATCTCCTTCACCGAGAGGACCATGACGTCGCCGGCGATATCGGCGTCGCGAGGCGCTTTGCGTCCCTCGCCCTCGAAGCGTGCCATTGCGGCCTCCAGTCGATCGAGAAGTTCGGGCAGCCGCGCAGCGGCCACCAGAGCGGTGGCCAGTAAACCGACGAGATCGGGCTCCGCTTGCCGACTTTCCGAGCGGCTGCCGTACTTCATTAGGCAGCCTTTTTTGCCCGTCATCCCGGCCTTGCTCCGTCGTGTTCCGAGCAAGGAAGCACGTAACTCTGTGCACGCTAATCGCCAAAAAACGACGGGACAGACCCCAAAGCGTGCGCAGCTAAGCGCCTGATGATTTTCGGAAAAGGCAAAAAATTTCCAGTCCATCAACGATAAGCATGCGTTGAAAGTCGGAAGGCTCCGTCTCTCCCGCCGCACCTCTGACCTCTCCAATGCGCTTCTGGAGCCACGATTCCGACAGCCAGCGCTGCCCCGCGTTGAGCGTCAACCCAAGCTCCCGCGCTTGCCGCCTCAGTTTCCGTGTAGGACTGCGTTTAGTCTGCGGCTCTTCCGCAAGCCTATGATGCAGAGCGACGATCTCATGCAACCAGAGCCGGTTCCAAGCATGGTTAGCGTCAGGATCGGGTGTGGGGCCGTCCGGCATCACCAGAAAACGAGCAAATGCGTCGTCGGCTTCACCGATAGCCAGCGATAACTCCTGCAAGTCCAGTAGCACGCGGGCAATTTGCCGGTCAGATGGCGTGCAACCAGTTTGCTCGAGCCAGGCTTGCACCCGAGCAATCGTGACGGCGAAGAGGATGACATCGCGTGCCCTGAGTTTGCGATCCTTTCGACCAAGACGAACACTTACTGCAAGGTCTTCTCTGAACCCTGGAATATGCTGACGAGCCAGCTTCAAGACCAGGCATTTGACGGCATTTTCGCCGGATGGGTCGATGCCTTCTCTGGCGAACACGCTTGGTTCGTTGGTAAAGCCGCCCTCGAAGCGCTGCAAAATCCAAGCGAGGAGGAGTTCAAACCGCCGCGGATATGTCGGGTCGATACCTGCTTCGACCAACAAAGCCTTCTCACGCTTTGCCCGCTCACTTTGAAGATACTCGTTGCACTGTTCGACATAGCGACACCACTGCTTCCGTGAGAGGCCGAGTACCGACGTCCAATAGTGCGGCGGATCATTCGGATCGTGCCAAGGGTAAGCCCGATGGATAATTGGAGTATTCAGCAGAGGTTGCTTTAGGCGTTGAGGCCTTTTCGCCATGGTCGGTGGCTTTCAGCTATACCCCTGAGTCACAGGGTCGCGGCACACACATTACGTGCCTTTTGGGTCGAATTTGGACGGAATGTCTCGACACGGTAGGGAGCACACCCAACCGGCACAGTGGAGGCGTTCAATGCCCCGAACTTTCGGCTACGCGAGAGTATCGACCCAAGCGCAGGACCTTACCGCACAACGGAACGCTCTGCTGAAAGCTGGCGTGAAGGATGAGCTGGTGTTCGAGGAAAAGGCTTCCGGGGCGTCCCGAAAAGGGCGAGCGGTTCTGGCGAGGTTGATAGCCTTAGCAGAGGCCGGCGACACCCTCGTCGTGACACGGATTGATCGACTTGCTCGATCGTTGCTGGACCTGCAGCAGATCGTCCAGGAACTCAAGCTCAAAGACGTCGCCGTGAAGGCCACCGAACAACCAGTCGATACCGCCACGCCGTTCGGCAAGGTATTTTTTGATATGCTAGGAGTGTTCGCCGAGTTTGAGACAAACATCCGGCGTGAACGGCAGGCCGAAGGCATCGCAATCGCCAAGCAGAAGGGCGTCTATCGAGGCCGAGTGGCAACGATCAGCCGAGACGCAGTTCGCGCTGCGGCTGAACGCGGTGACGGCCCTACGAAGATTGCGAGAGAACTGAGGATCTCGAGGCGCCAAGTGTATCGCATCCTCGCCGAGCGACGACAGTCACCGGTCTAGCGGCAACCGTGACACACGTGACGCAATGACAGATCTTTTCAATTATATTCTTCACGCGCGCGTAAGAGCGATAACTAGAAAGATCTGTCATTGCGTCATCTCCGTCATTGCCGATGGTCAACTCCAGGATTACCCAGCATGACCTAATGCCCGGAGCATGGATCAGACGACTGGAATTGTCTGTTTTTGGTGGAAAAATCGTCTGATCAACACTTGAAGAGGCGGCGCAGAAAGATCATTCCTGGTAGGCTGGTTCTACTGTTGTATGCGTGCCCCGTTTCCGGATGATGGGAATGAACCTGGACGACGACACGCTGGCGCGGCCAGAAGCCGAACCAGAGAAGCCGCGTGGACGCAGCCCGATCCCCAACGCACGGATGTTCGTCAAAGGCCAGTCCGGCAACCCGGCGGGACGGCCGAAGCAAATCCATTCCGTCGCGGCCCTCGCGCGGCAGGACACGGTCGCGGCCCTCAAGGTCCTCCGCGACGTCATGCTGAACTCCAAGGCGTCGCCAACCGCTCGTGTGGCGGCCGCGAATGCAATCCTCGATCGTGGTTGGGGCCGAGCCCCGCAGACCCTCGATGTCACGCATAACGTCGCGTTCGGTGAAGAGTGGGCAAACTTCATGAAGCAACTCGCAGCCGGCGAGCCCGCGCATGAAGAGATGAAAGTCATCGACCATGCCGGACTGGAAGGACCTAGCGGCGACGTGGCGGGACGACCCCTTGAAGTTCGTCCTGGAAGCACTGTTCCGGATCACGGAGGACCAGTGGAAGCCGTGGATCCCCGGCACGCCGCGTCCGACGCGGTCACCGCCCGGGTGTGAACTCTGGCAAGGCAACCTGCTGCGTGACGTGAGAGCAGCCCATGTGGACGGCCTACGGCACTTCTCCGTGCGGTCGGGTCACGGGACTGGCAAGACGACGCTCGAGGCCTGGCTGATCTTGTGGTTCCTGATCCACAAGCATCCCTGCAAGATCCCGTGCACGGCAAATAGCCAGGACCAGTTGCGCGACGTTCTGTGGGCCGAGATCGCGAAGTGGCACCGCGAGCTTCCGCCCTTTCTGCGCAACGAGATCGAGATCGGTGTTGACCGCGTGACGTGGAAGTCGCGGCCGGACGAGTGCTTCGCCGTGGCGCGGACGGCGCGGCCTGAA